CGGCCGGCGAGGAGAGCGACCGGGAATACCGCGACGTCATGGCCGACGCCCGGTCGGTGTTCTACGCCGGCGAGGCCAAGATCTCGTGGCCGGAGCTCGCCGAGCGGATGGCCCGGGAAATCCCGGAGCACTACGCGGAGATCACTGCGGAGGCCATCTCGGCTCAGCTGCGCGCGCTCGGGGTGAAGCCGAAGAGCGTCCGGGACGCCAAGCACTTCGAGAAGGGTGTCGGTCAGGGCTTCGAGCTGATGGCCCTCGACGACGCGATCGCCAAGCGGGCGCTGGGTTCGTAGCGTAGCGAGCCGCACAGGACCCGAGAGGCCCTCCAGGCCGGGTTTCGCCCTCTCGGAGGGCACCCGCGCTACGTACTACAGATCTTCATCAGTGCAGGTCACAGTGTTTCTCGGTGTAGCACGGGCTCGTAGCACCGGCGCTACGTGTAGCGCGAACGGCGCTACAGAAAATGATCGAGAGGGGGTGAAGTGAGTAAGGAGTGGATGGTGTTCTGGACCGTACTGATCGGCCTCGGCGCGGGCGGGGCGTACGCGATCGCGTGCTTCGTCTGGCCGTTCACCGACTGCGGCAAGTGCGGGGGGCGGGGAGCGTTCCGGTCTCCGTCGGGCAAGGCGTTCCGGCGGTGCCGCCGGTGCAAGGGTTCGGGCTACAAGGTCAGGTTCGGCCGGCGGCTGTGGACGTGGGCAAACGGAGTGAAGAAGTCAGCGATCGGATGATCAAGGAGAGGGCCATGACGGAGAAGAAGCGCGAGGACCGGCCGAACGGGTTCTCGGTGAAGCGTCCGACCGAGCAGGAGCTGCGAGACAGGCTGGCGCAAATGAAGCGGCTGCAGGCCGCCCGCCAGGGAAAGAACTGAGAACGACGAAAACAGCGCCCCCACCGCGATGGTGGGGGCGCTGTTGTGTGCTCTGACGTGGGCTTTCGCCCTGTGCAGGCCGCTGACGGCTTTTGATCTACCGCCTGGGGTGATGGGCTAGGCCTGACGGGTCCCGTCGGCCGCCACCGGGGCGACGACCTGGGTGCGGATGAAAATTGCGGCCGCGGTGCCGACGAACGACATGATGATCGCCTGGTTCTCGGCGGACAGATGCGCGCCGAACCCGACGGCGATCGCGAGCAGGGCCTGGATGACGCCGAGGGCGGCCGGCAGTTGCCCGTCGCGCTTGACCCAGATCGCGACGACGGCCGCAGCGACCGCGGTGGCGCCGGCGTTGAGGATGGCCTGCTGGTCGTCGGACACGTGCCACCAGAACGCTGCCATCAGGCGCAGCGCGGTGGCGAACAGGCTGAGGTAGACGGCGGGATCGCGGGACAGCTTCATACCGTTCCTTTCGAACACATGTTCGGATTATGGTGTGGGGATGAGCACCCCACGGATGCCTCGCGGTCACGGGATCGCCAAGGCCCGGGTGGCTGGCACGATCACCCGGCTGTCCCACAGCGGCCTGCGATTCGACCAGCAGGTCGAGGAGCTCGACGCGGTCAGCCGCGATCCGGTGGTGCTGGGTGAGGAGCTCGGTGACCGGCTGGCTGACCCATGGCCGACCCAGGCCACCGCCGCGGCGATCGCGTTGTTGCGTGCGTCCGGTGCCGACGAGAACGTCGCTCGCCGGCGGGTCGAGTGGCAGCAGGAGCGGGCGCGTCACCGCGCTCGGGGTCTCTCGATGCGATGAGGGGCCGGCCGAGGGCGTATCCCCCTAACGGGTGACACATATTGACCCTGGCCAGGGGGCTTGTGCCCGAATTTCTGCGGTGCCACGCTGGGTATGTCAGGACGCAGCGGGTGGTGCCGGCGGGCCTGGCGGGAGACCCGCCCTCCCGGCTTACCAGGCCACAGAGCGGAGCGGAGCGGGGGCATCCGTACCCGACGGGGTAGAACGCCCGACACGACGCCGGTGGATCCGGTGGGCCAGCCGTAGCCCAGGTGAGGACCGGAAGCGGCAACCCACGTGAGGGCCTGGCGGCCACCAACCGCCGGGCCCTGCGTGCGTTCAGCGCCTCCCCACGTGCGACCGCCCCGGGCGCTGGCGGGCGGTCGCACGTGGGGAGGCGCGAAGACGACCGGGCACCCGGGGCGGAGACTCAGATCGGAACGAGAGCCATCCGGTAACCGGCGGCCCGCCACAAGGCCAGCGCGTCGTCACCGGGCCCGTCCCCGAGCAGCCCGCGCCGGAAGGCGACCGCCACGGCCTGGGCTGCGGTCGTCGCGTCGAGCTTGCTGTAAAGCGCTGCGGTGGTGCGCCGGACAGTGCGGGTGGTGACGCCGAGGTGACGAGCGATCGAGTCCTGAATGAGGCCGCCGGCGAGTAGCTGGAGTACCTGGTGCTCGCGGGCGGTGAGACGGCTGACGTTCATGGGTCACTCCACGCACGATCAGCCGCAGGTTTCCGACGGCGGGGCGGGGATCGGGTTGCGGGCCCGCTGAGCGTCGGCCTCGGCCCGGGTGTCGTTGTACTGCCGCAGCCGGTCGAACGCGTGCTGCGGGTCGTCCGAGATCGCCCGGAACAACTGGTCCTGAGCCTGACGGTCGAGGTCGGCGGCCTCGGACCGGGCGCGTTGGCTGATGTTGTTGGCCTCGTTGTAGCGGGCGATGCAGCCGGTCAGTTGGTACTGCTTGAAGCCGACGCCGACTGACAGGACCAGTGCGACCGCGGCCATCACCTGCACGATCCGGATCGCAGTACGTGAGTCGAGCCAGGTGATGGCGCGGCGGACGGGTGCCACCAGGGAACTCCTCGGGTCGATGAGTATGCGGACCATCCATCCGACGGTGGCCCAGGCAGCCAGCGACGCCGCGACCTGGGCACTCCACGCCGCGGTCATTCGTCATCGTCCTTGGGCTTGCCGCGCTTGGGCGGCCACAGCACCAGCACGAGCGCGCCGGGGATGCCGAGGACCTTGAAATCGGGAAGCTCGCCTTGGACGAGCGAGACGGCGGCCACGGCGATCCACACGCCGAGGACGACCATCATGACCAGGATGCGGAGCCACCTCGGCACCAGCGCCCCCGTTCTGGCTGGAACCGCTACTTGGGCTGGGCCGCGATCGCGGCTTTGATCTCGTCGACCTTGGCGGCCAGGGTGATGAACGCCCGGGCGATGCCGGAGGCCTGCGGGATACTCGTGTCGGTCTGGCTGCGGTTGGTCGCGTAGCGGATCCAGTTCGCCACGGAGACCTTCCGCTTGACCTTGGCGGTGTCGTACGGGTCCTCGAGCTCGGCGGCGAGCAGTTGCTTGACGGTCTCGGCCGCGATCGCCTTCTTGTCGGCGGCGAGCAGTTGCTTGACGGTCTCGGCCGCGATCGCCTTCTTGTCGGCGTCGGAAACTGCCACTTCGATGTCCTCCAGATGCCAGGAGGCCGTTGAGGCCTCACGTGCGGTGTCGTACGACGCGGAGAAGTGGGCGTGCTCGGTGTGGGCGCTGGCGCCGGTGTAGGCGCGCTGCTTCCAGCCGTTGTCGGCTTCCCAGATCCGCCGGTTGTAGATGATGTAGCGCAACCGGCGTTCGGCGCCGGACCGGCAGCGGCCGAGCAGGAACTGCACGACCGTCTCCATGTCGAGGCCGGGTTCGCGCAGGTCGCTGTCGACGTCGATCGCGTGGACCTCGTTGACGTGGTCGGCGTCATGGATGGGCACCGAGCCGGTCTCGTCCGGGTTGTGGTCGGAGACCTCGTGCTGGTGGGCGGTGTCGCCGATCGAACCGTCGGAAGCGTGGTCGCGGTTCGGGGCGATCAGGTCGAACTCGGCGAACAGCTGCTTCAGGCACGCAATGAGAACCCATTCGGCCATCTGGCCTCCGATCCTTAAGTGATGTCGTCGCACAACAGGGCATTCGTAGGCGACATGGCATCATGACCTGATGATTCGAAAGCTGATGGCGACCCTGACCGTAGGAATCGTCAGCGTCGGGGTGGTTGTCGTCTCCGGATCGACGGCCTACGCGGGCTGCGTGACCATTCCCGGCGTCGCCCACCGCGGCGGGACCGAGCGGTACGTGGAGAACACCGCTGATGCGTTCCGGGACGCCGCCAACAAGGGCACGATCCGCTGGGAGACCGACGTCCAGTTCACCGCCGACGACGTGCCGGTGATCATGCACGACGACACAGTCGACCGGACCACCAACGGCACCGGCGCCGTCTCGTCGCTCACCGCCGAGCAGGTCGCTGCGCTGCGCACCGCCGACGACCAGAGCGTTCCGACGCTCGCGCAGTTCATCAACGACGCCGAGGTCGACTCCGCCCAGGTGTTCGTCGAGCTGAAGACCGCGCCGACCGAGGCCCAGTGGGTGACGTTCCTGGCCGCGCTGGCGACCCGGCCGGCCGAGGCGTCCCGGATCGTGGTGACCTCGTTCGACGGCCCGACCCTGCAGGCGCTGCGCGCGCACACGCCGCTCTACCGGACCGGGCTCATCGCCGAGCTGGGCGACCAGAGCGTGGCGTCGGTGACGCAGTACGGGGCGAGCATCCTGATCAAGCACCACAACGCCATCACGTCGAGCCGCATGAGCGCCTGGGCGGGCGGCGGGCTGACCGTGTACGCGTGGACGGTCGACACCGACAGCGAGTGGGACCGGATGACCTGGTACCCGGTGGCCGGCGTCATCACCGACGACCCGACCGGCTACCTGGCCTGGCAGCGCGCCCGGACCTGCTAGA